AAGTAGAACCGCTGAGGGGTAGATAGAAAAGCATTTGATCAAACTCTGGTTCATATTCTTTCATCTGATCCATAATTTGATAATTCATAAAATCTTTAACACGTTTAGATTGTTCTTCTTTAGCGACACTTGCATCGCCCATAATTTGTGTTCTTACAGGACCGTCGGCTGGTAATAATTCTTTATAAGCTTGTGCTTGAAATTGTGTAACGGCTTCTGCTAATACGGGGTGAGTAACTGAACTTGCTCCTCTAAAAGGTTCTGTTCTAGTTATATATTTAAAACCAAGTAAGTTTAATCCTTCTCGATAACTTTCTTCCCAATCTTGTCTTGATTGTCTGTAGTCTTTATACTTATCCATTAACTCAGAAGATAATGTATCTAAAACTGAATCTTCTAAGAACTCTGCTAAATTTTCAAAATGATCTTGTCCACCTTCTGGATTAACTGAACTTGGATCAAAGTTAACAGTTGCTCCTCCGTCATCATCTATTTCAATTTCTGGAGCGTCACCTTGTTGTCTTTCAACAATTTCTTGTTGAGTTTCTATAATCTCTTCTTGTCCTGGAATTTCAATTTCGGTTTTTGTATTGGGTAATGATTTGTCTATAGTAGCCATAAGCTATTCTATCCTCTATCTGTTATTGTTTCAACACCTTCTTCGACAGTAGTACTATCAGGAGTTTGTTTAACTGTCAAACTATCAAGTACTTCTTTAACCATGTCGGGAGAGGCTTTTGCAGAAGCGTCTGGCTTACCAGGGTTCTCTAACATCCATTCCATAATCTCGGATTGAGTAGCGGGCTCGTCGTTAGGTTTGACTATTTCGCCAAGAGTTGAATTATATTTTAATTCCATTAGATTAATTTAAAGTCTACATCAACTTTGTTATAGTCTACCATCAGATAGCCACTGTTGTGTTTAACAGAAGCCCATGGTACTTCATGAGCCATAACTCCTTGATAAACTTTAGGATTATTTAAATATGTAAAGTTGTAGATGTTAATGTCAGATGGAGATTTTCCAACTAACTCAATATTATCTTTTAATCTTATATCACTAAAACCTAAATCAGAACTTCTTGCATCTCTTTGTCTTGTGCCTGCTTTACTTCCATAACTATCACTTGCTCCTGTATATGATTTACCAGAATCATAATTATTTCCATAGTTAGGATTTTTTTGCATAAAAGTTTGAGCTTTAGCTTTTTCAGCTGCTATTTTTTCAGCTGCTATTCTTTGTTGATCAGCAATTGCATTATCTAAAACTTTTTGTGTAATATCTAAAAAGTTATTTTTATAATTTAATTTTTTTACATCAGATAATTTATTATAAGTTTTTGTTTGTTTTGCTAAAGTTTTTTCTAACATTTCTATAACATCATTAGTTCCAAAACCAGATACAACATTTTTACCTTGAAGAGGATTAGTAACTAACTCACCATCTAACATCATTTTAGATGAAAATTTATCAAGATTTGAATTAGGATCTGTTACTATCATACCCATACTGTCTGCAAAATTTAATTGATTTGCAAGATTTGGATTATAGTTAGCAGCATTAGTATTTAATGGATTTCGTGCATTAGCCGCCATCATTAATGGAGTAAATGCTAATTTTGCTCCTTCTTTAAATTTTCCTGGTAAATCTATTGAAGTAATTCCATCTTTAACATTGCTAAACATATTTTTAGTTTTGTTAAATAAACTTTTTTCTGGGTTGCCTCTTGATAAAATCATATTATCAATAATTCCTACATTAGGATTATTTAAATATTCTTTGTTTTGATATAATTCTTTTAAGTTAGTTACTTTGTTAGGTGCATCTTTAAAATCAAAACCTGGTTGAAAATCTAAATCTTCAAATTTATTATCCGCAAATCTTTCTAAATTTTGTAATCTATTTGGCATGTACTCAGGATTCATAATTAAATCTTGGTAACCATAATTTATGTTTGCGGGGCTACCCATTTTGGCTTTATCAAATTGTGAAAAATCTCTTCCTGGTGGAGTAACCATACTTCTAATAGGATCATTTGGATAATCATCATTTATTAAAGACCCTTCAATTGTTTGAACACCTTGATTCATAACATTCGGAGCTGCACTAATTATTCCATCTTGATTATTTAAAGCATTGGCTGTTGTAATTGAAAAATCTCCAACTCTACTCGGAACTGTTAAGTCTTCTACTGTAATACTTTCATCTTCATTATAACCTAAAGGCATAAAGTCTGCACCCCCACCTTTTTGAAAATTTTGTCGAGGTACCATCATAGTACCCACTCCACCACCGTTAGCGTACCCCGCTCCTTCAGAGTCGATTGGTACAAACTGATCGTGGTATTGATGGTAAGTTTTATTTCCTGTTATTCCACCTGTTCCTAACATGTTAGTCATACCACCATTTGCTAAACCTTTTTTTTCTAATTCTTTTTTTGCTAAATATCGTCTAAGTAAAGTAATAGGAGATAAAGTAAACCCTTCTGAAAGTTCAAATATCTCTTCCGTTTTTGGAGTGTCTCTTTCAAAAATTTCTTTAATAGATGACACATCACCTCTATCTTCCTCACTCATACCTTTAGGTAATTCAATACCTTTAGAAAACATTTCAATAATATTATTAATATCATATCTACCATCATCTAGTCCAGCTAGTCTGTCATCACGCATGAAGTAACCATGCTCTATAATGTCTCCGAGAGTTCTTTTTTCAGCCATTAATAATACGTTCTGTTATGTGGTATTGAAACTTCGTCTCGTTCATCTTCTGGATGACCAACGAATCCTCCTTGTCGGAATCTCATTACCGCTTGTGTCATACTATCCACCAAATCATCATGATCTCCATAAGGAAATGATGCACACTCTTCAATCACCTCTTCTGCGAACTTTTCGTCAGGCGCCCAAATCTGTCCACTCTCAAAGAGAGGTGACACGGCGTTTACTCTAGCATGTTTATCGTTACCTTTGCTAGGAGTATAGTTTATAACAGGAATACCCATCTTTCGCAACTCATAAGTTAAAGGTAATCCTGATGCTTTAGCTTCCACGATCACCGATTCTGGTTTCCAATAGTCGTATTGTTCTTTAGCCACTTTTCTTAATTCAGGGAACTCTAGTCTCTCTTTTAACGCATCGAGTAGAATTAAGTTCGGAGCGCTGTCCGGGGATTCTTGGAATACACCCCAAGTAGTGATTGCAGAATAGTCGGCAGTTTCTTTTTTTAAAAATGCAGTATCGTAAGATTGAATGACATGTTGTAGTTTTGGAATATAATCTCTGTCCCACATTCGCCACCATTCCCTTTTAATTAAACTACCTTCTTCAGACGTTGGGTTTTGCATCCATTGTGCATTCCATTTACCAACGCTCAACGATGCTTTAACAGATTCTAATTCTGAAAGTTTCCAATACTCTGGCCAGACTGGTTTATTACTTGGAAGTATTGCTGGAAATTCTATAATCTCCCATTGGTCAGACTTTAATTCTTTTTGAGATTTTAATAACATCCCAGTTAGATCTTTCATATTCCATCTAGTCATTACCACGACTATCGCTCCACCAGGCTGTAAACGTTGTCGAGGTCCTGATGTATACCATTCATAAGCACGTTCCATTGCCGTCATGTTGAGTGCGTCTTGCTCAGAGTGTGGGTCATCAATGATAAGTAAATCCGCACCACGGCCCGTGATGGCTGATCCAACACCCGCTGCATAGTATTCACCACCTTGTTCGGTTTCCCATTTACCAGCTGCTTGACTGTCCTCTCTTAGTCTTGTTTGAAATACTTGTTTATATTCTTGACTATCCATAAGAGTTTTAGCTTTACGACCAAACCTTATTGCAAGTTCTGTCGTGTGAGTTGTTTGGATGATTTTAAGATCGGGTTTACGCCCAACCATCCAAGAGGGTAAGAGGAAGGACGCAAACTCTGACTTGGTATGTCTGGGTGGCATGTTTATAATTAAACGCTTTACTTCGCCTTTTGCCAGACGGTTAAATTTTTCTGCAATTTTTTTGTGATGAGGTCCCTCTATAAACTCTGGCCATACGTGTTTGACAAAAGCTAAGAAGTCATCGTGGACCTTGGATTTGGTTTTTTTCTCAGATAGCTTTAATGCATATTTCAGAAATTGTTTCTTAACATCTGGTGGTAATCTATTTAGCTTATCTTCATCCATAAAAATTTTTTGTAAAATTTTTTTATAATTTTTTTTGACACCTTTTTATTTTCATCTGCATTTTATAGCATGTTTATGTCTAAATCAAACCTTATAGCATAATCTCAAGCTCGAGCCCGCTAGCAGGGGTTGTGGGGGGTCTGTTTTTGTAGCTAGAGCTGTAACTCTAGGGACCCCTCGGCTTGCGTTGCTTGCTTAGCAAGGAACGCAAGGCTGCTGTAACCGTTAGGTTACAGCACGTAGGAATCTTTAATTCCTACGTTAGCGAAGCGCAGCGGAGCGAGGTGTGTAGCGTAGCTGCATACCGAGCTCCGTCTTGCGCTGAGCTGCGCGCGTAGCGCGTAACGCGGAGCGAAGCGAGGCGTACAGCGAAGCTGTATGCCGAGCTGAGTCTGCCGCGTCATGTGGTGTGACCTATAGTCACACCTCCGTTGCTGCTGTGTGTGGGTGGTGGTGGGGGAGGGTGGGCCCGTAGGTCACGAGCCGGGTGCGACAATTTGTCGCATTGACACAATATGTAGTGGGTCGCCGATCCTGGCACAAGATCCGGGTCAAGTCTTTTATTTACTTTATTTTAATAATATTTGTTTATTTTAATTGTGGGATAATATAAGAATTGGTTGTGGTTAAGATCAACGAATATTTAAAAAGGTTGAGGTTTAAGTCCTCTTTACTGAATTAGGGTTAATCTGACTTTTTATTTAAACGAGATCCTAGCCACATTTTAACAAACGGAGAAAAAAACATGGATTACAATTTAATCTTATACATTGGCACGGCTTTGATTGTCAGTGGATTTCTTTTATTTCTATTTTGCGAAATGAAGGAACGAGAAGCAGACCGAAAGTTAGCAGAGAACCAAAGATTCATCGATGCTTTAATTCGGACTCAACAATTACAAAACATCAGAAAGGACATCAGAAAATAATGACTAAAAAACACTATTTAAAAACTACTAAAAATCTTTATTTTATTAATGAAGGTTCTTTAGATAATGGAATTAGAATCTATTATTCTTATTCAACTCCAATTGCCTTCGAGAAGGGGCATAGGTTTGAAATTTCAGAGAATGTTTGGTCAGTGACTACTGCCAGACATTTAACATGGATTGAAGAATTTTTAGGTTTGCCAGATATTGTAAAAAAACGAGGACGAATTCCAAATTCTCGTTTTAAAGAATATTTAGATCTAGAAAGAAATAAATCTAACTAACACAGTTCCGTTGACCTCGAGCCGATTTGATCGGCTCGAGGTTTTTTTTTGAGCTGCTACGAGCTGCAGACTCATACAACCTAGAGTTGTATTTTATTTCATAAAAAATTC